TCAGTTGGCCCGCCTCGGCAAATTCAAACGTGAGCGTGACGTAGCGGCCCTGCGTCCGCATCTCGCTGTGCTCGACCTTGCGGCAGACGACTTGCACCGCGCCGATCGTCGGATGCACCAGCATGCCCGGTCCGGCGAGCTCGCAGGCCGCGACCAGGAGCGTGCGCACCATCGGATAGTTGTCGCCCATCAAATAGCCGGTGAAGCGCCACACGCGCTGGCTGCGGCCCATGTCCTCGGCGTAGGGCACGTCGCGACCGGGATACTCGTGGTCGGCCCAGCGGCGGCCGTGCTCGCCGCCATAGGTCTCGGTGAGAAACGTGATGCCACGGAACGAGGCCGGGCGGAGGGAGTCGCGCCAACTGGCCATCAGTGCACCGGCGCGGCGACGCCGCTCGGGCCGACGTTGACGTCGGCGCGGACCGGCGCGCCGCTCTGGGTCTGCGTCGCCGTGACAGTCGCGCCGGGGGGTGCGGTCACGTTGACGTTGGTGTCGACTTGACTGCGCAGCGTGCCACCGCCGCCGGCGGCAAGCTGCGGCGTCAGCGGATTGCCGATGCCGCCTTGGATGTCCGCGCCCGTCCTGCGCGACGTGAGGTCGGCGATCTTTGCGTTGGCCGCATCGAAGAAGCCGCCGATGTCGCCCAGGATTCCCTTGGCGGCGTTGACGACCCTACTGAGGCCGGGGATCGCAGCCATCATGCCGTCGATCAGGCCGCCGATCAGTTCGCCGCCGATCTTGAGCAGGGCCGCGCCGAGCTTCGAGAAGTAGGCCGCGATCGCCGTGCCGATCTTGGAGTAGTCGGCGTTGACGAAAGCGTCGACCAGATTGAAGGGCAGCTCGACCAGCCAGTTGGCGGCGCGGAAGGTGAGCACGATGGCCTGGCCTAAAAGCTTGCCGATCTGCAAGCCGACGTTGGCCCAATCGAGGCTGGCGAACCACGACCACACGTCGCCCACCGCCGAGATATAGGCCGTGATGCCGTCGATGATCGACTGGCCGACCTGCCCCCAATTGATCGCGTCCATCTGGTCGAGGATGACCTTGCCCAAGCCGATCTCGGCCTGCCAGAACGCGAGCAGCGCGTTCCAGATGCCCTGGCCCGCCGCCGTGCCCACTTCGGCCCAATTGATCCCCTTGAACGTGTTGGTGATCCACGCGACGGCATCGGTCGCGCCGGTCTTGAGCGAGGTCCACACCGCCTCGAGCCCGCCGCTGATGCCGCCGGTCTGAAAGCCCTTGGTGATGTCGGCCGAGGCTTGCGCGGCCCACGCCGCGATGCCGGTGCTGGCCTGCTGGAGCGCGGGCAGGAAGCCCGGCAAGGTCTCGTCGAAGAAGGCTTTAACCTTGCCCCAATTGAGATAGATCGCTGTGGCGCCAGCGACGATGGCACCGACCACCAGCATCCATGGCGCGAGCACGCCCCACAGCGCGACGCCCAACGCGACCACGGATGTCGTGATCAGGCCGAGGAAGGCCGGCAGCGCGGTCTGTTTCAGCAATTCCTGATTGGCGTTCACGAACCGGGTGACGACGTTCACCAGGGGAACGAAGGCCGGGATGATGGCGGCGGCGATCGCGTTCTTTGCATCGGTGACCGACTGGCTGAGCGCGTCGAGCGCCTTGCCGGCTTCTGCGGCGGCGGGAATCTTCGCCGCGAGGCCCAGCCGTTCCATTTCGGCGGCGAGCGCCTTCACGCCGGCCGGACCTTGCGCCAGGAACGGGATCAGCTTTCGGCCTTCCTCGCCGAACAGCGCCAGCGCCATGCGGCTGCGCAGCGCGGGATCGGTGTTGGCGGCAAAGCCCGCGGCGATCCGGGGCAGGATCACGTCGAGGTTGCCGTCGGCGATCTCTTTGGCGGTGACGCCGAACTTGTGCATCAGCGCGACGATCGAGTCGGCATCTTTGCCGCCGGCCGCGATACTGGCCATCGTGTCGTGCAGGTGCTTCAGCGCCGCGTCGGCAGCCTCCGGACCACCGGCCGCACGCTCGAAGGCCTCCAGCATGCCGGCGGTGACGTGCAGCGCCTGCGATAGGTCGTCGAGCTTTTTTGCCTGACCGACGAGCGAGACGACGGCCGCCGTCATGCCGGTGAGGGTGGCGGCGCCGGCGAGCCCTTGCAGCGGGCCGAACATGCCGGCGATCTTTTTGCCGAAGCCTTCGATCTCGCCGCCGGCGCGGCCGAGCCCGCCCACCATCTGGCCGACGGTGCCGGCCATCCTGCCCGACATGCCGGCGACGGCGGCGGTCGCTTGCTGCGCCGCATTGCCCATGCCGGTGATCGCGCCGGTGATCGCCTTGATGACCGGCGAGGCAAGATCGGTGACCCGAGCAATTGCACTGATGTCGACGGTGTCGGCCATGCGTCCTAGCTCGTTTGGCGCGCTACCTCTTCGAGGATGCGCACCGTTTGTTGCTCATAGAGCGCCAGTTCGTCGAAGCTGAGCGCCAGCGCTACGCGTGGCTCCCATTTCCAGATCCAGGCGAGGTCGAAACAGCGCTCGACAATCCCGCCGGGATCGACGCCCCGAAAAAACTGAAGAGTTCTCCCATCGCCGCCATCCAGTCGTTGAAGGCGAGCGCCTTGGCCGACGACAGCGGGATGTCTGACAGGCGCGCGATCAGGGCGGTGATCGCGGGGGCATTGGGATTGACCGTGGTGCCGCTTTCCTCGGTGACGCTGAAGCTGAACGGGAAGCCACAGGCCGACACGTCGGCGCCGGTGGGCTGGCGAAAGGTGAGCTCGCTCACCTCGCGGCCGTGCGCCTGGATCGCTTGCGAGAGCTTCATGGTGCTACGCCGCGTTCAGGATTTCTTCGGCCGCCATGCCCTCGAAGCGCACCGTGGCCTGGCCCTCGGCCGCCTTGAATTCGCGGGCGGTCGAGGTCCAGGCGTTGCGCAGGACATAGACCTTGCCGTTGGCGAGTTCGGCGGTGACGGTGACGTCGGTCATGTTCTGCAAGGTGAGCAGCGAGAGTTGGCCGATGTCGGAGAAATCCCCTTCAATGAACGGCACGCGCGGCTTCTCGATGAAGCCGTGCACGCCATCCATGCCCGCCACGCCCTCGCGCTCCACGGTGTCGATCGAGACCGTGAGGTTGCCGCGCAGCGGATATTGCCGGCCGTCGACGAAGACGTAGGCGACGCCAGCGATTCGATTGTTCGCCATTGTTCAATGCTCCCTCGGTTAGGCCGCGACCGACGTGTCGGTGGCCGGTGCGTACTGCAAGCGGAACTGCACCAGCATGGCGAAGATGCGAAGCTGGTTGATGAGGTCGGGCGGCAGCAGCACGTTGATCCGGTTGGGATCGTTCTGGTCGCGCTCGACGATCAAGTATTGCTTGAAGGCGTCCATGTTCTCGCACACGCCCAAGGTCATGAGCTCGCTGTAGGCCGCGATCAGTTCGGCGCGGATGATGTTTGGCGTCACGATCGCCTGGCCGAAGCCGAACGGCGTGCCGTTGTCGGCGAGCTTGTGGCGGCCGAACTTCTGCAAGATGCGCTGGCGCAGGAAGCGGATGATGTAGGCCAGCGTCGCCGGGGTCTGGACGTCGAGCCACGACGGGTCGGGCTGGTTCCACACGTTCACGCGATAGGTCGTGATGCAGCGCCCGATCGCAGCCGCCCCGCCCGATTCCATCTCGGTGGCGATGCCCGAGTAGAGCAGCGTGTTGTTGTCGGCCAGCTTGAACTTGTTGCCGCGCTGCGGCGGCTGGATGCCGACCAGGACGAGGGTTTGCAGCGGCCGCGCCGGATCGATGCGAAGCGACGCGGCGGCCTGCGCACAGAGCGCCGCGGCGTGGCGCCACTGCACGGTGGGCGAGACCGCGAAGCCCATGACGGTGGCGTGCGGATCGTTGCGCAGTACGCCGAAGGCCTGCAGGTCGCCCGGCGTTCCCATCTTGGCCGTGAACACATGACCGTAAATCTGGCGCGACCACGCCCAGCGCCCGGTGACGTCGTTCATCTCGTCGGCCATCGCATCGAGCGACGCGGTGTCGGTCCACGGCATGGCGATGAAGTCGTACTCATCATCGCCCATAGCGTTGATGATCGAGGCCATGGCGGGGCCACCGGCGCCGCCCGCGAGGTTGGCCGCGTTGCCGGCCGGAACGCCGGTCACCGTGATGCCGGGCGGGAACATCTCGCCGCCGGCGATGCCGCGCCAATTCCAGGTGCGCATGATGTCGTTGCCGACGGTGCCCGGCGCCTTGGCGGTGTAGGTGATCTGCCCGCTGGTGCCGACCGCGCCGCCAGGGTCGGGCGCTTCGGCGGTGACGAGGCAGAAGGCATCGCTGTTGATCACGGCCGCGAGGTTGAAGGCGATCTGCGGGCCTTCGTCGCCCTGCGCGATGGTGAGCGCGTAGCGATCGCCGCCGATATAGACCGCGACGGTGGTCGCCGCCTGGGCGGTGCCGTCGATCGTATCGGTGAGGGTGGCGGGCGTGCCGTTCTGCGGCGCCGGGATGCACCACAGCGTGCCGGCGACGTCGTTCTGGCGATAGGACTTCACCATGTCGGCGAGCACGCTGCCCGCGCCGAACAGGCCGTAAGCCTGATTGGCGTCGGTGACGAGGACCGGCTCGTAGGGATTGGCGACGCCTGCATCCATCATGGGCCCGATCAGCAGCGCCGGTTGCAGGATCTGAAAGTAGGACGCCTCGGCGTTGGAAATCTCGGCGTAGAACAGCGGGACGCGAATGTTGGCGGGGATGCGCTCGAACGAGACGGGCATAATCAGCTCCCTTTGTGCGGCGTGACAAAGAACGGTGGATAGGGCCAGCCCTCGGGCGGGTCGGTGTTTTCAACCTGGAAGCCCGCCTCGACGCGACCGTCGGGTCCGGGGTAGCCGCCGACATAGCCGCCTTCGACGTTGGGCGGCGTGCCCGGTGGTCCGGTGTTGGGATCGGCGGCCGGGTCGATCATGTCGACGTTGAGCTTGATGGTTTCGAGCCAGTCGGGGACGTAGGGTTCCCAGACCTCGCTGTATTGCAGAGCCAGGGTGAGCGTGGCGGTGGTGAGGCGCCATTCGCCTTCGACGCTGCGCTCGATCTCGGTCTCGAAGCCGATGATGCGCTCGAAGATTTGCAGCCACACCGGGTCGCCGAACAGGCGGCCCTTGACGATGTCGCAGTAGCGATCGATGCGCTCGGCGAGGGCGGCGTCGGTGATGTCCTCGCAAATGATCTGGATGACGAGCGACGCGGTGCTGCGGAAGTCGGGGATGCTGATCGAGAGCCCGACACTGCTGGCGTGGGTGGTGACGCGCACGCAGGGCAGGAGCTCGCGCTTGATCTGCGGCAGCCGCGAATCGTAGACCTCGCGGAAGATGGGCGACAGCGTGGCCAGGCGCGCGACGGTTTCCTGCCGAAGGCGGCTCAGGAACGGCAGCGGGAGCGGTGCGACGGTATCGGGCACCCTCGCCGACTAGCACGCGCGGCGTGGCCAAAAACCCGGCCAATAGGGCCAAAACCCTTTTGGCGTTATTGGCCAAAGAAAAAGGGCACCTTGCGGTGCCCTTTTGAGTTGGCTGCTAGTCCCCTCTAACGATGCTGCGGCGTCGGGGCCGGCGTCACTGGCGGCGTGCCGGCTGTCGGAGGCTGTGGCGGCAGCCCCTGATCGGGCGCACCACCGGGCGGGATCGGTTCGGGCAGCGGCTTCGGCGGCGGACTCGATGGCGCCAGCGAGGCGTAGTGCCACTTGCCGTCCGGCGTGCGGACCATGGCGAGCGTCCAGCCCGGCATCAGGGTCGGCGGCGGCGCTTCCGGCAGCGAGTTGTCGGGGATGCCAACGCCACCGCTGCCCGGCGGACGATTGCCGACATGCGGCGGCCGACCGGGCAGGCCTTGATCGGGATGACCCGGAACGCTCGGCAGACCGTGGTCGGGGTGACCAGGGTGGAAGATCGGCGGGCTCACATGACCGGGCCGGCCGCCGGGCAGACCGTGGTCGGGATGCTCGCCACCGGGCTGGCCGAAGCCTGGGTCGGTCCGGCCGTCGAGAAAGTGCACGTGATAGAGCCCGGCTTCGCCGACCGGGGTGATCTTGGCCATAGGCATTGGTCATGCTCCTGCAAGGGTTGGGGGGACGCACTCGGTGTACGCTTAAGCGACGATGCCAGCAAACGTGCCGGCGTCGTTGATCGTCAAGCACTCGCAGCGGGGCTCGCCTTCGCATAGGCCGACGTGAACCCAGGCCGCGTCGCCCGAGGATTCGTTGATCAGTTGATCGATGCCCAGCAAGTCGAGGTAGTGCTTGAGGAAAACGCAAATCTCGTAGGGAGTCCCCCATTCGGGGATGGTGATGTCGGCGGCCAGGCCGTAGCGGTGCGCGCTGTTCTCGGCGCCGCCGATCGCGGCGTTCAGTTCGTCGCAGCGAAAGCCCGACGAGACGACGACCGGCAGGTCGTCGCAGAGCGCGCGGATTTCTTCGAGCAGCTCGGCCGTCCGCACCAGGTTGTCGGTCTCGTCTTCGTTGGGCGTGTTGTCGATGCCCATGGCGAGCGCGGTGTCGCTGTAGATCATTTCCGCCAGCGTGAAATGCTCGGTCAGTTGGTTGGGGTCCTCGGGGTCGATGCCGCTCACGGCACGCGCGTCCGATGCTCGCGTTGCAGGCTGCTGACGACGCGGCGCAGCGTGCGATTACTGAGGCCGCCGCCGTTGCCCAGGCGGTGGTGCATGACGGCGCAGAGTTCTTTCAAGGGCCGCTTCGGATCGAGCGCCCCCGAGGCCACGGCGCTCCGAAACGACGCCTCGATCTCGCCGCGCCGCGACGGCCGGCCCGCCAGGCGCGCGGCAGTCTCGGCCGACACGACGGGCACGCCCAGCGCCGAGCGCACGAGGGGCGGTATAGGATCCGCATATTTTCCGTTGGGTTTTGCAAAAGGCTCGACGGTCGGCTGGTCGCCGTAGCCGCCTTCCGAGGTGACGTTGGAAATGCCGATCTCTTGGCGGATCAGGCGGAAGCCGAGCTCGCCCAGGTCGTCTTCGTCCTTTTGCACGATCTCGTAGACCTGACCGCGGATGATCAGTTGATCGCCCAGCATGGGCCACGGTGAGGGCACGATGGCGCGGTCGCAGTAGAACCAGATTTGCGTCTCGCCCAGGCCGGGCTCGAGCCCGCCCAGCGACGCCTCGAAGGGGTCGATACGAAAGCGCCCGGGGATCGTGGCCGATCCCCAGGTCGCATCCTCGCGGAAGGCGGTTGCCAGGTCCCCCAAGAGGAACTGGAAATCCTCCATACCCATCAGCGTTACCCGCGCGCGCGATCGCGCTCCGCCTGCTCGCCCGCCGTCTGGCCGCCTTGCCGGGTCGGCGGCACGTAGGCCGTGACCTGGGCGGTGAACAGCGTGCGCGGCTGCGAGCACATCGGCAGCACGTTCATCTGGGCTTCGATCTCGACGCCCTTGTCGAAATCCATTTCGCGCATCTTGGAGTAGCGCGGCAGCGCGATCGTGTTGACCGTCTCCATGTAGTCGGCCGGGGCGTAGGGCTCGATGAAGAGATCGGGCGCACCGACCGGGAAGAAGTAGCACATGTCGTCGGGCACGAACTGGATCGAGCCGACGCGGCCGCGATACTCTTCGATCGTCACGTCCTTGAAGGTGACCTGTGCGCCCAGGTTGTTGGCGACGTCGGCCGGCGTGAGATAGATCAGCGTGGCGCGGCGCTCGGGGTGCATCGCGAAGGCGTCGAAGAAGGTCTTGCCGGCGATGCCGTGGATGCGCTGGTACATGCCGCCCGAGATCGCGTCGGCCATCTTGCGTCCGAGGTCGTTGACCAGGGCGGTGAGCTGGCCGGCCCACGCCGCCGCGTCGCCGGTGTTGCCGGCGCCGATGATCGGCCATTGCAGGAGCGGTTGCGGTGTGACGTGGAAGGCCTGGAACAGGTCGTACTGTTGGAGCGGTGCGCCGGTGTCGCGATCGGCGGCCGTGGTGATGACGCCCTTGACCGCGCCCAGCCGGAGATATTCG